ATACTATCTAAGTGTGGGGTTGGGTGAGAAATCATCCAGTCTCATACAAGGAATAATTTATTTATCAATTTATTATGAATGCTCTATTTAACAAGTCATTGTTGAAGACAGCTTCTAGTATTTGGCAGACTACTGTAAAAAGTAGTCGCAGATTGGTGGGACCACTTTTAAAAGTGGTTCCATTGATCTCTGGATCTAGTGCCTTATCGTTTGTGAAAGCTACATTTATCTTTGCTAGGTGGGCGAGTCGTTTATACAAAGACCAAGGACCGAGAGGGTTGGCGCTGAGATTGAAGGCGTCTTCGTTATTTATAATGAAGGCGCTAGCTCAAGACTCAGTGTCCGACTCCAAGGTTTATGGTCCGAAGATCGCTCGTACCCGTACTGGGATGCCCAGATGGTTACCAGCGCAACTGCGCACGAGGATCAGACAGGGAGATCTCGGAGTGATCCGTTATGCTTTAGGACTTTGTACGTTATACAGAGTTTTAGAGTTTCGCGGAAAACTTTCGATATCGACTATCACAGATCCTGGGAAGGAACTCACTAACAGGTTTATAGTTAATTGGATAGAGTTTACGAATAGTAGCTTTGTCCCTTGGCTAATAGATTCGTTCAAGGTGAAACTTCTCAAGTATCAAGTTGATGATGAAGACGTGGAGGCACTTCGAGCAAAAGGGCTTTCGGGTTGGATTTTCCCTGAACTTCGTGGACGGTTGTTGCCGCTGATGAAGTCTGGACCGCATTCCTCTCGTGGGTCGCCTAACTACGCTAATTGCATTGCAGATATCATGACTTGGATTAGAACCCCAGGTCAGGGTAATTTGTTGACGCGATTCGCGATGTTATGCGATAGCTTACACCTTGTGTTCGACGGACACACCACAGCCGGGATATACTTAGATAGGGACGTGATGCACGTTCCGGAAGAGCAGGCGATCCCTAATCTCGACCACTCCGTGGTTGGGTTAGAAGGACCGTCTGTTTGGGGTCTAGGTAGTATTGCGGTAAAAGAGGAACCAGGAAAGTTACGGATGTTTGCAATGGTAGATTCCATTACGCAAGCGTTACTCTATCCTTTGCACAGTTACATCTTCGTTAAGGTATTAAAGAAAATACCACAGGATGGGACCCACAACCAACACGCGCCAGTTAAGAAATTAGCTGAGCGTATGAAGGCGAATGGGCAAACCCATGTCTGGTCGTTTGATTTATCTGCGGCAACTGATAGGCTACCTTTGCGTATTCAGGGTCTACTGCTGGAAGCACTAACTAGTCCGGAATTTGGGCAAGCGTGGTGCTGGCTCATCGCTGATCGCTACTTTGGAGTTCCGAAGATTTTCCGAAGAACATTCGGGGCTTCGTTTCCTCGGTATGTGAAATACGCGGTGGGTCAACCCATGGGAGCTTATTCTTCTTGGGCAATGTTGGCGCTGACGCATCATTGCATTATTCAATTCGCAGCTAGTAAAGCTGGATGTACCTCC